TTAGACCAAGTAGTAATAGCCTTTGTCAAAAGACGACGTAATACACGAACCTGTTGTCTACGGTTAAGTTCAACAGTGAAAGTTTGAGTAGCATAATGCCCCTCACAATTTTCTACCATGTCACCAACACCAGCAACAACAAGTGTCTTCATCTTACGCCCTGACTTTTGAAGTTCACGAATACGTTCAGTTACTCCATCAATCATTGTAAGAACACGTTTGATAGTACCATCTGTACCATCACCGTCAGCTTTGCCAATCTGCCAGTCTGAGAGGCAAACAACAAATGTTGAGTTACCATTAGGAGTTTTTTCAGACATTGGACGATGTTTCTTAATAAGATTTACAAGATCCTTGTAGTCTTCATCACGATACTGTGTTGTGCGCTTGGCTCTAACCCCAACTTTGTAAGAATAAAGTCTTTTCGTTTCGCCTTCACCAGCATTGGCATCCCATGAAGAAATTTTTACAGGTTCAATAATTTCATAAAGAGTAGGATCATAACCAAGTTCACCAAGAAGCTCATCCCAGTCACGAACTGGTTCTGAGTAAACTTCAGAAGTAACCTGAACCTCCTCCCCATCCCAGTCAACACTAGGCTTGAGAGCAGCAGGAACTTTTACAGAAAGATCCTTCTTAGGAGGAACATATACTTCCTCATCAATATTAGGAAGATTTAAACTTGCATCTTCCTCAGACTTAAATTGTTTCATCTATTTCGCCTTCCAATTGCGTAGCCTCTAGTATATCAGGGTTATCAGAAATTTTTGTGAATTTTCCATTACTATTTCTTTTTCTTCCCTTAGCTATCTCTTTAGAACGATCACTTGTTTTTTTTCTTCGTTCCTTGTTTTGCTTCTTACCTTCTCTATGAATAGAACTATGCTCAGGAACAGTTGTTAAAAAAAAATTCTCCCATCTATTATCTAATTTTACTTCGTTAATATGATGGACTGTTTCCCACGGCTGGAGAAATCTACCCAATTCTTTTTCTGCCACCAACCTATGTTCATAAACATAGCCAGCATTACTACAAGGATGCTCAGGCATCAATACTCTAATATATCCTTTATCATCAACATATCTGCCCCCATTGAAATTTGGATTCTTTGAGCCAAAGTTTTCTTTGCCCCAAACCACATTATTTCTTCTAGAAGCGAGGGCCATTTTACGAACTGCCGCCTACCCAAGCGCCAATGTCCTCTACAAGAAGTCTAACCTGACCTTTTGCTGTAACAGCAGTCGGATAAGAATAAATTTTTGGTGACACTGTGTGTGTTCCAGCAGTGAGAGGAGTGGTGGTAAAGTATGCAGTATTTATCATTTGAGCAGGATTAGACGTAGTGAGTGTAAAATCTGAGTAGATTCTTTGCTGGCCACCTCCGTCATTGCCAACTAATGTTCCATCAATATCTAAATCAAATTCAAGAATATTAGGATCGCGATAAGTTGTTGTATTGCCAGCAACATTGGTGCTAGCAGTAGTACCTGCGCCACTATTTGTAACAGTGTAAACAAAAAGACTGATTTTCAACATTCTATTTGCTTCAACATTAAAGCTAACAGATCCAATACCAGTAAAGTTAACCCTAGAGCCTGCAGTGCTAGTAGTATCAGAATCTGTTACCTTCCAAGCAAGAACACCTCTAGGAGCAATATCCGAGCGATCCTTTAGATACTGCTCATTAATCATCATAGCGTTCAAACGTTGATAATCAACAGGAGTACCTTTACCCCATTGAACAAATTTAAATTCTGACATTCTTTTCTCCTATCATCAGAAAACCCAATCTATTTCACCAAGTTTTAAGTTTTGAGTGAAAGCAAGCTCCGGAGGATTGATTGTATCAGAATATTGCTGAAGAACCAACTCCTGCCTCAAGCCTCCATCGTAACTTATTTTGTTCTGGATAACCCAGAATTTAATATTAACTATACCAAGCTGCTCAAACTTGTCAATAGTAACCAGATCGCCAAGCTGAAGATGTGGTACGCCTGTTACTGACAGATTGAGAACCTTGATCGGATTGGAATAATATCCAATAATATAGTCAGCAACAATTTTACCATACTCTTTATTTTCAATAAATGAATTCTCAAATGATATCTCTTTTACTCTATATTTTCTAATATTATTTTCAAATTCAGATGAAACTTTACTTACTGTCTCATTTCCGGCAGCAATATTCGTCACAGCAATACCAGCTATCTCAAAAACATAACGACTCCCACTTGTAGGATCAGTACCCTGAATAACTACGACACTAGAATAACCTTTTGCCCTCTTGTAGAAATACTTAATATTATCTTCAGTATAAATAGGATCGCCGGGATCTTTAGCTGAGAGCATTATCTGCGTTTCGAAAGGAGTAGAATAGTAAAAATCTATATCAATATTACCAGCTTGATAATCTCCAATTTCCTCAGTAATAAGTGGATATTTTACAATTGTAGCGGGAGTCTCAGTGAACTGAGCACTATAGAATCTAGCCTCCCTAACCCTTGAATAAGCAGTATGGGTGGCTGGCTCTGTGCCAAATACTCCTCTCTCCAAGTTAATAAGCTTATTTTCTTTAATACCCTTGTATTTGATAATCTCATTGTCAATTTTAACATAACCAGAAGGAGGCCAAATAGGTTGATCAATATTTTCTAAATATATATAATCAGAATAAATATTCAAATCTTGAGTAATCCTAGTAATTGCTAATGACTCACCTTCAGGTGCATTCCACAAAACTTTGACATTATTTGCATTAACACTATTACTAGAAACTTTTACATTAACTTTATTTGTTTGAATCTCTGTATTAATATTACCTTCACTGATATTTATATCATCAGAAAAATTATATTGACTTATCTGATATCGGTTAGATGTCGTCTCATGTTTGAAGTTTCTATATTCATATTGAAAATCACCATATTCATCAAAATAAAACATTCCTAAATCAGCAGTTGCAATATTTAGCATTGCGTCCCAATATGTCCCTTCTCCTGCAGAGAGATATTTGAATGTTGGCATCATTGATACTGAGAAGGACTCATAGTGCTTAGCAATTCTACTATCAGACAATGCATAATTATAGTATAAAAAGTTACTTAGATATCCAGTAGAAAGAAGAGCAAATTGTGTCGAAAGAGGAGTCCTAGATCCAGAAATAGTAGGTGAAATATTTCCTTGATTAACGCCATCAATAAAGAAATCATATCTTGGGTTTGCTCCAGATACACCTGCTGTTTTTTTGATATGAATTAAATGAGAATTTTTGGGATTAATAACATTAGATGTAATACTATAAGAAGTAAGTGCAACATTATGTTTTGTAAATTTATAATACATAGTATTTTCATCAACAAAACTAAACTCAATAACACATTCACCAGTATAAACATCGCCACTGCAAAAAAGTTGTTGATAATCTGAACTTGCAATAGTAGAAACATCTGTCAAATAATGACAAAAGGAAAATGTCCAAGGTTCATTATCATTATAACCTATAGGTGTCCATTTAGTTTCATCAGATATATTAAAGAACTCAACAGAACTAAATTTTGCTGATCCAGTCTTGACTTCTGGAATAAAAACTTTATAAGCATAATCATCAATAATTCTCTGGGAATCATTCTGAGCAGCAACTAAATCTGAATAAACAATAGGAGTACCAGCTACCGGCAAAAAGTAAGGGGCATTGACAATTACATTGTTGCAATAATCTTTATATTTAAAATCACTTGCCTGTCCATTTATTTCCGAAGTAGTTTCGTTAAAGGGAACAAAAACTGTAGGATTATCTACAGAGACAGTTTCTTCAAATTTATCAATAAAATTAATTTTTCTTTTAGGAAAGCCACTTTCCATTAAAATATCAGCAATGCTCCTACCAGCAGATAAACCTTGTGAAATATAGCCCTTTAAATTTTCTTCCTGAAGATACTTAGAATAATCTCTTAATTTAACATCAACCTGCATATTAGAATTAGAGACAGTCCAATTATCAGCGTATAATTCATAAGCAATAGGCACAGTCTCTATTTGTTGAGTTTTGTTTATTTTATGATCAAGTGATATAAAAAACTTTGTGTCTGGATAAATATAATCTCCATAAGTTGATGAACCATACGGACTAAAATCTAAATTAGTATTATCTAATACTAAAGACCCGCTATTAGCAGAAGTAGCACCAATTGGAATTGAACTATCATAGTTATCTCTCACTTTATCTGTAGAAAAAGACACAACATAATCACTAAGATCAACTTCCCAAATTGGGTTTATGCAGTATAATCTTGGATAATCATATGGGTTAACAGTTTGTGTTGGGATTACACTTATTGCAGTTACATTATATGTAGCTCCCAAATCATAATATAAGATAGAGTTTCCTTCGAAAAATACTGAAACCGGAGGTAGATCACCTGTATCTGTAGTAACAGATAAATCAAATGTGTCTATTGCTCCAGTTGAATGACCTGTTGAAAAAAATATTTTATTACATTTTAAAGAATCAAATTTAATTTTTACAGAATTTGTAGCATAAAAATTTCCTGTTTCATTAGACTGCGATCTAGCCATCCATCCAAAATTATCTCTAAGTATTGATTGAATATTATTAGTTGATGTTGCTAAATTAAACTTAGTGTATTCTGGATCTAAAATATAATTAACACCAAGAGCATGAGCATGGCCATCTACTGTAAGATTACCGCCATTATTATTTAAAGTGTTTGTCACTGCCCAAGCAAAAGTTTCTTCACTAAAACGATCAATTAGATTATCACCATTAAAATAAAGATCATAAGGTTCAACCGGTGCAGTTATACCAAAATCACCAGCAGTGAGTAAAGAAAATTTCATAGCGAAAACATCATCATCTGTCAGAGCGTAATCAAATATTGCAAACTCGCCAATTTTTCCATTAAAAAAACTGGTGCTAGTACCACTATTGACGCCACTCCCAACTCTTAAATGTAAATCAGAAGATGTAGAAATATATGGAGAAAATGATGTAGGGATATCATCTCTATAATTTTCTAAACCATCAAGATAAATAGATAATTTTGTACCTTTTTTTACTACAAAAACTTGCGTAGTGTTACCTACTGTTACACCATAATCACTAGTAATAAAATAAGAAGTTGCACCATCAAAAATAGTTGCTCTTATTTTTCCAGTAGTAGCAAGCATTTGTATATATACAGTTGCAGATGTTTTATCACCAAGCCAACATATACCCCTAGCTGCAATACTAGTGGCATTTATTGCAAAACTATAAGTAAAATCTGTAAGCCCAGAAAGTTTTTCTAAATTTGAAGTTACATTAGAATTTAAAGTATGTGTACCAGAGATATGTTCTTTTACTGCATAAACATATTTACCGGCAGCAAAATTACTATATCCATTAAGATAATTAAAACTTTTAATAGCAGCATAGTCAATGCTAGATATAAGTCTAGTAATCTTAACATTTAAAGATGTCCCCGCTGTTACTGATGTTGTAGAAATGACAGCAGTAGTGGAATTTGTGACAGAAACAATAGTTGCATTAGCCGAAATTTGACTGCCAGTCACCATAGCTATGCTAGCCCCAACATCATTACTAGTAAAACTAGCAGTTGCTGATGTGATAGTGCTACTTCCTGCAGTCGTTACTAAATCTGTAATAGTTCTAGTATTACTAGCTCCAAGATAATTGCCGGTACCAACAGAAGTTGCCGATGCGGTTCTAAAAATAGGATCATCTACATATGCAGTAAGAAGAGATGTCCCCCCGGAAGACGGTGCATCAAGTGGCTCACTTGTCCCCATATTATACACAGTAAAAGTATTATATAAAGCTTCAAATCTATAATAGTTAGAAGTGCTTAAAGTATGAGCAGAACTTGTAGCAATAGTAGCGGCATATCCATCACATATCTGTACTAGTCTAATCGCTGTTCCAGTATAATAAAATAACATATAGTTATTTTCATCAATGTATCTAAGAACAGCACCTTGACCATTTACAGTATTACCAAATTTAACATCAATATAGTGATCATAACAAGTCGTATTATATGTAATATAAGCAGGATCAAGACTAGTGCCGCTCAAAATGGCCTTATTGTCACTAAGTTGCCATAAATTATTATGTGTTCTCCAAGAATAATAACCCATAGTTTTATCTGAAGTATCTGAAGATGTAAAATATCCTAAACTATTTAATTTAATATTAAGTGATACACTTGACGCCGTTGTTTTTGCTGACTTAGAAATTTTCACTGTAGATTCATTTACATATTCAACTATGACGCTATTCAAAGCCAATCCCGAACCAGTAATATTGCAACCAACATCAGAATAAGTAAAATTAGCACTAGCAGAAGTGATATATTTAGACCCATTTGTCAAAACACCATCAGATACAGTTCTAGTAGAACTTCTGTTAAAAGTATCTATAAGTAATTTTGGTTCAATAACTTCTAGACTCTGAGTGATTGGTAGACTTTGCATAGTATTAGGAGCAATAGGATCATTGTAAAGAACAGATCTATCTGAACCATTATAAGATCCAATGCTAACATCTAGTCCAATTCTACCGCTATCTTTTATCCTATGACTACCATTGTAAGTATATGTAAAATTAAAAATAGGATAAAAAGTATTGATACCTGTTTGCGAACCTGTATTTTTTAATTTTCCAGTATCATCATTATTAATAGCACCAGTTTTTGTGATATTTAAATAAAATGTATTAGCACTAGCGTTCTGCACATAAAAAATATTTTCAGTAGAAGTTGTACTTCCAAGCGTCACAGTAGAAATGCCATTATCTGCACTAGTAGTAGGCAAAGCACCTGAACCTCTAATAGTAATAGCATCTCCATTTGTTAAACCATGAGCAGTAGAAGTAAAAATAGCCTCAGTATATGAGGCTGGATCAGCGATGCCTATTGTAACAGCTTTATTGGTAGTAGTAGTGCTTGTATTAACTCTTCCCGTCGCACTTTTAGCAATAGCATTTGCCTGAGAAGTATTAATATAAAATTGATTAGCATTAATTGAGTCAATATAATAATAAACTTCTTTGCAATATAGCTCTCCAGAAGTAACATTAGATGGAAAAGTAGTTGTACCAGAAATAAGAACACCAGTGCCATCTGCAAGGCCATGATTAATGCAAGTCACAATTCCGGGATTAGCGTTACTAATAACTGCTGTTTTTGTATTAGTGTAAACATTATAATCAGTTTTGTCTAGCTTTAAATAAACTTGAGGTTTTCTATCCATAATCTGCTTATTATAAGAATAATTAGAAGTAATAACAGATAGATTCTGCATATAGCGCATATCAGACATATGAGCTATTACATTAGGTTTAATATTTTGACTATCGGCTTGTAGATCAGCCGCAAGATCTGTTGATATAGGTATCATGATTCCTCAAAACTCATACTTAAATCCCAAATAAAAATTCCGGAACTAGGATTTCTCATCTTCAAAGTTTCTTTATAATCAGTAAGAAATACAGTAAACTCTTCATATTTCCCGTTTTTATAAAAAAATCTTAAAGTATGAGAATCCTCAGACTCACCTAATAAGTTTATCATAGTATCGCGAGCAGCGTAGCCATCAATAGTGCAAGTGCTATCATCAGGAAGATAAGACCAGTTCATACTAAATGTATGCTTAATACTTTTAATATACCTTTTACGAGTTCCACTAGCAAGTTCAACAGTGACTGATCTTTCATCCCTAGAACGATCAATAGGGCCACGGCCCTGATCAGTTAGCTGAACATTATCAATCCATATGGCTGCCGGGTAAAATAAAGTATTACCTGATGTCATTTCAGACTCCATCTATTATTATAAGATGATACCACTCTTTTTTGCTGTCCCTCAATTTTTCTTTGACGAGGAACAATAGTCATATTATATTTATTAGCCATTTCAGCAAACCACTGCTCTTCGCCAATAAATGTATCAACACTGATATGAACATCTCCACCATAAGACCCTCCAGAGCCACCAGAACCACCAGAGGCTGACCCACCAGTAACTGCGTATCCAGCGCCAACTGCACTTCTGGCGCGTAATGCACTCATTGATATACCAAGTTTAGAAGCAGCAGAGGCCATATAAGCGATGTTTTGAGCACGATATTTAGGATCAGTAGTAATAACATATTCATCAAAACCACCTTCGCCAATATTAGCAAGAATACCATTTTTTCTATTCTTTACAAGACTACCACCACCAGCATATTGAACCATACCACCCATAGCCATTTTAAATGCTCCAACAGTAGCGCTATACAGTCCACCAGATGCTTTTGGAGTAATATGTCTAAGCGGACCAAGTTCGGAAGTAACATCTCTAACTATAGCATTAGCTTCAGTGCCATAGCGCATCATATAACGTCCATCTTGTTCATAAAGAGTATTTCCGGCCATAGCAGCAATAGCCTTTTCACCTTCAAAAGTTTTAGTCCAAGCATTAAGAGTATCAAATTTAGTCCAGAAATCTTCATTGCCCATATTTAAATCAATATAAAGTGATTTACCATCAAGTTCTTTTACTACGCCACCAACTTCATTAAGTCTATCTTTAAAAAATTGAGCCTTAGTACTTGCAGGATCAAGTCCTTGTTTATTCATATAATCAACAACTTTTTGACCACCAGTAAATGTATCAATTGATGCTGTCAAAACATTCTTCATATTATCAACAAGAACGCCTTTAGTTCTATCTGATTGATCTTGAGTAAAAGTTGCAGTATGACCAAATCCATCTACAATCTGACCATCCATATCAAACCACATTTTGCCTGAAGAATCAGTAAATGTTTTCATTGATCTAGTCGTGTTTCCAAGAGCTTTTCCTATATTTTGATTAGCAGACATTGTACTTCTAGCAATAGCCTCATCAGTAGTTTCAGTAAGTCTTTTAATTTCAGCAATTTGATCAACCCAATAAGAAGAATGACGATTTACAACATCTTCAGTATTATTTTTAACTGCTGTATTATTTTCTTCAGCATTTTTGTGTCTTTCTTCTTCATCCTTTTTTCTTTGATCAATCTCCTTTTGCATAGCATAATTACGTAACCAATCTGTATCAGACATAGCTTTACCTGATCTTGCTACTTCTCTATCTTCGCTAGCAATTTCACTCATAGCTGCAGCCCAGCCGTCTTGACCTCTCATCGCATAATTTCCACTTCTAATTTGTTGTTTAATAGTATCAACAAATAAACGAGTCTGAGAATCAAGATCATTATTATGCAATACATTGCTAACATCAACATTAAATCCAAAAGAATTAGCGGCAGCTTGTGCTTGCTGATCAATTACTGATTGTGGAATTTTTGTTGAACCACTTTCAGACGGGCTACCTAAGCCAGCACCAGAGCCAACCCAAGCGGCTAGTTGATCTTGAGTAATGGGGGTAGTATTCATATTATTTTGTGCATCAATAAAAGTTTGGAAAGCAATTTTTTGTTCATCTGTACTATTTTGTAATATAGATGCTATATCAGTATTGTCAGTATTGGCTCCAGTAGTTACACCTCCGACGTTACCCGGTGTTCCAGTATTTCCGCTATTATTCAAAGCAGTTAAGGCTGCGATAGTTTGTGCTGTTGCCTGACCTTCCATCCAAGCAGTTGCTGCGTCCTGACCACTCTTGCGATAAGTCTCTAAAGCATCATCATTTGCTTTCTTAAAAACTTCCGCCAAGCGAGTTGCTGCAGTTTTTCCATATTCAGGCCAAGCAGCACCATTTGCTTTAATTAAATCATTAATTGAATCAAGCATTGTTTGGAACTCAGCTTCAGTCGCAGGACTATAAGAAGTAATTAATGCCAAAGCATCATCAAAAGACGCTTTTCTAATATCATAAGCTTCTTGAGCAGCTTGTTTTTCATCAGTAATTCTTTGCTTAAGATCTGTTCTATTTATACCAAGAAGATCTTTTGCTCTTTGATCTTCCAAATCTTTAAGATTTTTATTAAAATCAATAGTACCTTTTTGACGTTCAAGATCCATCATACGAACGTCATTGTAACGTCCTTCATAGATAGCTTTAGCTCGATCTTTTTTATAATTAGCAATATCAATATCTCTTTGATCAAGCATTTCTTTTTTCTTTTGAAGATATTGTTGAGTTTGGTAAAGCCTCTCTTCATCTTTAATAGTTTCATCAATATTTTTACTTTTAAGATCAAAAGCTTTTTGTTCTTTTTTATTAGCATCATCCATTGCTTTGTTAGCTTGACTAGTAATTTTAGATTTTTCTTTATCAAGTTCAGAATAAACCGATGTGATCCAATTTTTTACCCAACTCTTACCAGCGTCACCAGTTGCATTGTTTAAACCATCGGCTACAGCACCACCAAGATCATCGCCAGCTTTTTTTGCATCGGGTTTTTTCTCAGCAACAGGGCCAGCCGGACCAAAAAGATCTCCAATACCTTTTCTATAATGATCATCCATACTATTAATCCAACCAGGATCATTAGCAAAACTATTTAATTCTTTTCCAGTTTTATCCAAACTTTTTGCAAGACCACTTAATCCAAGTGCTGATGCTATTGCTGAACTAAATCCTGTAATTTTATCAAATAACCAAGCAAATGGTCTAGCAATTTGTTGAACAAGAATTAAAACTGGACGTACAATTTCATATCCGATTGCAATAAATGCCTGCCAAGCTTTTGACCAATCTCCATTGATTAGATCAGCAACAAAAGCAACCATATCTTTAATTATATATGCTAAAGCAATAAAAACTGGTTTAAGAAAATTAATTGCATTTGCTATAAATTGTGTTGCAGTTGCAAATTGATCTGTAAGCCAATTTAAGATTGCTCCAAGACCAGAAAAGGAGTTTGTTGAACCATCAACAGCAGTAGTACCACCCGTCAACTGAGAGAATACATCTCCCATTCCTTTTGCTATATTTCCAAATGCTTCTTTTAAACTATTAAATGCACTTTTTAATGCATCAATACCCGGTTGCATTGTATTGACAAGACTATTCCAATTACTTTTAAGATAAAGAACAATACCAACAACTGCAGCAATAGCAGCAACTATAAGTAAAATTGTGCCACCAGAACCAATAGTGAAGGCAGAAAGAAATGATGCCCCCATTTCGTCTGCAGCAATAGATGCCTCTTGTGCAGTTGCAGCAACTCCAGTAAGAGTACCCTCCAAAAGAACGTTACCTGCTGCTGTTTCAAGAATAACGCCATCTAATGCTTGCATTGTTGCTGCTAGAGTAACAAATGCTTCTTCAGTCAATGCTGTTGGCGCCATCATTGATATAAATTCTTCTTTAGTAACTTCTAATTCAGCAGCCATTGAAATAAGCGACTCTTCAGTCATATTCATAGATGCAGCAAGCATCTGAGTAGATTCTGCCGCAGCATTTTGAGAAACTGAAAGAACATCAAATAAATAAGCATTATTTGTTGTTTCAGCTGCCATTGTTTCCATTTGAGTTTTGACTTCTTGCATATACATCGCTAACTCAGCAAATCCTGCTCCTGAAGCATTGAGAGCATTTTCTTCTTCTATTAAGCCTGGTATAGATGCTTTTCGCCACGCAATAGTATTCTCAATAGTTTTCTCAAGTGCTGACATTTCAGTATTAAGGCCAAATTCGCTTTCAATTAATGATTGATTTGCAGCATCCCAATAACCTATTTCAGTAGTTAAAGAAAGCATCATATTCCTCAAAGCTTCATCAACATTAATAAGATTTGATGTTTCTGCTACAGTTTTTATAATTTCAGCTTGATAATCAAGAAGAAAATTTGTTTCTTCCGCAAGTGCAGCAGACTCTGCTTTCCTAGCAGCAGCAAGTTGAATCTCAGCCTCTTCTGCTGCTTTTTGCTCTTCAGTGCCAACGACATTTGAAGTTTTAGCCATTTTATTAGTTTCAACATAATGAAATCTATTTGTAGCAGGATTAAAATAAGTAGCTGATGCTTTTTTCTGAGCAGCACTAATTTCAAGACTTGCTGCTGCTTGTTCAGAATAAAGCGTTCTTACTGCTGCTTCTTGTCTAGCATAACCAGCATTGGTTAGACTCATTTGCTCCATTGATGCTAATTGTTGTTCAACAACCATTTTTTCAGCAGCAATTCTTTCAGCAGCTGATGCTTGAGCAGCCTCGGCAATTTGTGTATACTCAACTTTCTGTGCTGCTGTAGCTATTTGCAATGATTCCATTGATTTAGCATAAGCTGCATCCATTGCATTAGCACTAATTTCAGTTTTTGTTTGAACTATTGTTGTACTTTCAGCAGTACTAGTAGCCCAATTTTTAGTTTCAGCAGAGAGTTCTTGCAATCCAAGAGTTAATTTATCCAATGAAGTTTGAGCAACAGTGGATGCTTGAGTAATGCTGCCTTCTGCAGCGGTACTAGATGCTGTAATACCAGCGCCCTCTGTCCCAGCAACGTCCTTATTAGCTTCTCTTAAAGCAGATCTTGTCGCTCTTTTACCGCCAGCAAATCTAGCAGTATTACCAGCAAAAAGAACATCAGTTCTATTAGCATTAGAGGCAAGTAATAACTCTCGTTGAGCAACAGTCAACTCAGTCATCTGAGGCATGACCATAGAAATACCAGAACTTACAGCGCCAATAAGACTTTTAATTGAGCCAAAAACATATCTCATAGGTCCAACAGCAGCAACAAGTGCTCCAAATCCTATAACTGCCTGTTGAATAGGTTTTGGAAGTTTTCCAAAAAGTTGAATAATATTTGATAAAAAATGTCCAACAGAAATAAAAGCAGGAGCAACAACATCACCAATATCGCGAGATATTTGACTAAATTGAGTTCTCATAACTTTCAATCCGGTTCCCGGATCTTTTTGGATTTGCTTTGCTGCTTCATTGTATCTATCTAAAGTTTTTGCTGTATAACCAGTCACTTGTCCTGATGCAAGCATAGCTTTAGCCCAGCCAGACTGAACAGCATCTGCTTCATCTTGTGTAACAATACCATCAGCAGTAACAGTATTAAGTTCTTTAACACCCCGAGACATATCTTGCAACATAGCAAGAATTCTTGGCCCCTGCCTAGGACCAAGTTCAGAAACAATTTTTGTTTGAGATGCAGCATTCATATTAGTGAATTGAACAGCAGCAGCCGCTAATCTTTGATTACCGTCCTCGGCTTTGCCGGACATATCGAAAAAACTAATACCAAGATCTTGAATAACTCTATTAATCTTTTTAGTAGGATCATCAAGTTTCATCAAAACAATCTTAAGAGCACTAGCGCCTTCACTAGCATCAATGCCCTGAGTAGCCATAGAAGCCATAGCTGCAGCAGTACCAGCAGCACTAAAGCCCATCGTTTTCATCAAAGGAGCAATTTGAGGAAGACCGCTTGTTAGATCATCCATCCTTAATGCTGTATCATCAACAATAGCACTTAACTGTGCCATAATTTCGGTGGTTTTATCAATACTCCCCCCACCAAAAACTGTCATTACTTTTCTATAAAGCTCAAGAGAAGTCTGTGCATCAGTCTGAGTAACCATAGCAAACTTGCCGACTTCAGTAGCCATCTTGTTAATATCAGAACCATGCATACCGAGTGCAGCAACCTCAGTCATCAAACCAGCAGCAGCATTAGTAGAAAGACCAAAAGAATTACTTAATTGATCAATTTCTTTTTTAAATAAACCATAGTCTTCTTTGTATTGTGTAACTCTTTTTAATTGAATCATTTGACTATTAAATGATTCAAAAGTTCTAACACCCTGTGTTGCTATAGCAGCAAGAGGTAGACTGATTGAAGCCATCATAGTCTTACCTTGGAAGGCTGCTTGTCTACCTGAATTAAGATATGCATCACCTAAACTAGCCAAACTAGCTTGAGCAGTGGCAGCACCAATTCTTATGTTTTGAAAAAAACTAGTAGTTTCTCCAGTAGCCTTGCCTGCATTTGCGCCAAGAACAGTCATAGTGTTCGCAGTAGCTATACCAGCACTATTTGCATTTTTAAATGCTTGATAAACTGTAGAAACATTTGCCGAAATATCGCCAATAGATTTGCTTTTTCCGCTAAAAGCATCGCCAAGAGAACTTAATTGTCTTTTATATGCATCTATGGCAGCACGTTGTTCATCTAATTTTTTAGCACCAAAATCAATATTAGCACCACTACTAGCAGATGAACCAATACTAGTTATAGCACTTTTAACTTTTTGAGCAGCATCAATAACTTGTTGAGCGCCATTTTCAATAAAATTAATTCTAGTATTAATATTTACATCACTGGTATCAGACATAAACCCACTCACTCAAAGTAAAGAACCTACTCAATTATAGAATAACCTAGGTTTATAGGCAAGGATGCAGCCTCTTGCTCACCAAAAACAGGAGTAATTTGTCCACCAACTGATGGATCAACCTGCCAAGGCTTCAGATATTTGTCATCTTTACTATCAGAATCTTCTGAAATATCCGCACCCATAGCCATAGCTATAGTTTTAATTAAAGTATTCTGACGATCTATAACTGCTTCATATAAAACAACAAGTTCATCTAATGAAAGAGAATCTTCAAGATCAATAAAGTTTTTCCACGATCCACATTCACAAAAAACTTGTGATTCTATATCTATAAGGGGAATATCATCAAATGTTAAATCTGAATCATCATCCCCGCCTATGCGTTTGGGTCAGTACCCATCCCGGCAGCAACAAGTTGATTGAATGACTTGATATCAATAAGATCTTCCAGAGCATCAAGATCAGAAACAAGTTCCGGCTCAATCTTATCAAGAATAATAGCAGCAGCCTGAACCATTAAATCAACAGACTTCTCATCATCCTGAGACTCATTCATTTCTTTCATAACAAGGTTCAAACTTCTCAACTGTCGAAGCGACACGGGGTAAATAGTTCTAGTTTTATCCGCAAATGAAATTTCAACACCGGGACGAACATTATTAATCTTAGCCATACTAAAGACACTCCTAAGGTAGACTCTTATTATAACACAAAAAGACGAGCTTTCGCTCGTCTTTTTGCTATTAAGTTTTATTTAGTTATCAGGTCAGTGAGTCAGTAATAGTGCCATACTCTTTGCCAGTGTAGTTTGCATTCGGAAGAATGCGGAATTCAACCGGGAATGAGATAGCATCGGCACGCTTCAGGGTATGTGTGCTAGCAGAGAACTGAACTGCACGATAGCACTCATAAGTACGAGTATAAGTCTTGGTTGCCGAAGAGTTCGGAGCAGTACCAATGACTTTGATGTAGTTCTCAGCAGGATAAACAGACTGAATACCAATATTCAGAACCTTGCTAACACCAGCATTAGTGGTAAGCTGATTAGCAGCAATATAGTTCCAAGAGTACGAAAGATTCTCAAGCGTAGCCTCTGCGAGTTTCGTCTTGAGAGAAACCTTGATCTTCTCAGTAATAACGCGAGCAGCGTCACCAAACTGATCGATCTCAATCTCAACCATCGAAGGTTCCCAAGCGATTTCAACACCATCCATTGTGCCACCAAGATCGGTGGCAGTAGCAGCCGTAGCGCCTAAGAAAATTTTGCCTTCACCAGTGATAATATTTGAAAATGTAACTGCCATTTTATGGCACCTCCTTAATAATTACAAAAATTCGAAAACAGATCTTATTATAAATTTTTAGAGCTAAATAAACACTCTTGCTCTACATACAGATTATAATATTCCCATTTATAAAGCAACTACAAAGGGAGATATCCTACATCAAAAACCCTGCTAATACAAGTCAAACCATCTCTCTCAATAGCTGCAGACATAGTTCCAGTATTCAATCTAGACCAACAAAGACGATATCCAGATATTGGATTAGCAATCAAATTTTTAATATTTTGAGTTAAATCTCCAATATTAAGAAAATTTTCTATTTTATAAGAAAGATTTTTAGCATTAGAAATATCATTGTCATAAATATAATAAGTTAAAATAGAATCTCTAAACCAATATTCTTCACTACTTTTAGTTGCAGGATATTCTGTCCAAGTAATAAAAGGAGCCTTATAGTCTCTATAAGCATTTAAAGGATAAATTTCTACATCCCCAAACCCTTGAGTTGCAAGGTAAGTTTTTAAAGCCGGATTAATATCTAAAGAAATCATAATGTTTTTACCATTCTTCTTGCTTTCAATCTAGCCTCTTTAATAGCTTCATCAATTTCAGGCTTCATAGGTTTCTGACCCGGATGGTTAACTGAATACCTAAATATACCTTCATTAGGGTAAATGGGCATAGGGTTAGATGAGTCAATAGTATGTGCTCTAGTACCATGATAAAGCCATATAGCAATATAATCAATAGATCTTAAATTTACTGCAGCACCATCTGCTGTTCTTTCAACAATAACATTGAAATGCTTTGCTCTTGAACCCAAAACATTACTTAAACCTGTTTTTAATTCGGACTCTAGGACATAGGCGAATTGAGTAGATTGATTTTTATAATAAGCTTTTTTTAATTGAATATTTTTAATAAGATCATCAAAACCATCTGGATTAACCACCAAAGATTCAACTCGAAAAGTCATTCTATTACACTCTTTGCTCGAATACTAAGATACTGCACTTTACCAGAATAAGATAATTCTTTATCAATTTGAATAATTTGTAACCAACTATCTTCTATTATTTCATTTCTTAATGAATTTGTAACATTTTTGAGTCTAAGGCCATAATCAATAGGAGCATCATAATTAAAATAAAACAAAAAATAATTTGCTTCAATTTGATTAGGAGTAATACGAATACCAGTAGAACTTCTAGCAGAAACATAAAGACATTTCATAGCTTCTTTAGTTAAATTCCAAGAAGAAACTTTCTGACCCATATCATTGGTAAGATATGTTTGAGAATAAATATCAACTCTATTAGTAAATCTTATAAAACTACGATTAAGCATAATCCATAATCCAATAAACATAATCCATAAGAAGTGTATCAACATCAACATTCCCTGTTGAGTTGAATATTCCCTTATCAATCATAAGACGATTGCCACCCTGATCAGATCTGGTAATACCATAGCGATAATGTTCACGCCTAGTATCATCAAGAAGATCAAGCATCAAAAGTTCAGTTGCCTGTTCAACTTCCCACGGAACACTCAGCCATCCCCAATCACCAGTGACATATACTATAGTATTTTTAGGAAATTTATTTCTAAACACATCATCAACACGACTATCATAATAAGGATAAGTTGTGCTTAAACGAATAAAATACTTAGTTTTTAAATCAATAATACATTGTGCTGTAAAATCAGTTTGATCAATAAAGACACTAGTAAAGTAATTTAAACGACTGCCAAGGTGAACAGTTTCTCTGCCATTTCCTTCATAAGTTCTTGTTTTATTTTTAATAAATTGAAAATTTTGTCCACAATAAGTATCAACAATTCTTCTAGCCATTTTTTCAATATTATCAAATTTTGCAGTATAATCTGGAATATCTAATTCAGGATAATTAGTAAAAAAAGTGTCATATTTTACATATGTATCTTCAACTTGATACTCAGTATACGCATAAAAAGCAGTGCCAGAAAAAGTGCAACTCCACTTAATTCTATATTTGCCATATGCCCCCATCAAATCATCAGAGATTGATACGGAATATGTAGCGCCACTTATCAAAGTGGGAGAAATAGGGCCAACAACAATATCTCCAAAATCATAGTAAACAGTAACCGATGCACTACCAGAATCGGGAGTATTTGGGAATACAAATTGCTCTACTACAGAGGAATAAGGAGTGTAAGTGTTCATATAAAAAGTATATCATTATACACTTTTTTTAACCAAGTTGATAAAAGTCTTCAACCATCTTCTTAGTAGCAACAACAAATTTGCCTGAATACTCATTAATCAAATATTCTGCTTCAGCAGGATCTACAAGTTGAAAGGGAGCTTCTTGCGTAAACTCGCAGTTTGGAGAGTAATATGAATGACCCATTTGCATCTTAATCATAACACCTTCATTTTTAATGTTCGCAATAGGATCATCTGAGGTGTCATGAGTGGCCTCTAGAATCGCTTCTCCGGCCTTTGTTTTACGTTGAACGGTCCTTTTGACTGCTTCTTTTTTTATTGCATTTTCGTTAGTTTCTTCACTCATTTTTTCTCCTATAAAATTTAATCTAAAAAGACTCTAGGAAAACATTATATCATACTCGGACAAGTGTTTTTGAGAATATCTGAATAATGATCTACCGCTTTTTTGAATACAAAAGATACCGCTCCAACACAGACACTGTTACCAAGTTGCTTATAAGAAGCAGAATGAAGTTGATCACCAAAATCAAAACTCTCAGGAAAACCCTGAAGTCTTGCTGCCTCACGAACAGAAAGTCTACGCATCTGGCTGCCAATAATAGAAGTCTGAGTAATAGCGACAAGAGCCGGAAGGTATGTTTGCTTTTTCACCCTAATCCCAGAGGGACGAAATTGAATGCAAGTATCAAAAATAGAATCTGCATCCTGCGCTTGCCACTCTAACTTGCGACGAGAAGCAGGGAATTTATCAGAATAAAAGTCCCAACGACTAATCCATTCATCAATAATCCAACGATGTTGTGCATAAAATTCAGCATTTTTAATTAAAAAACTTGCTTTCCATTTAGGAGTATTTTCAGGTATATCAAGATCATCAGGCATAATCCAACTATCACCCCAAATAGGAAAACTTGGAAGATTATTACCATCAAGACTATCTTTAATACCAACAATAAGTTCGTTCCAAGCTTCAAGCCAAAAGATTTCATTATCATTTAAAATAAAATCTTCTACATCTTCTTTAGAAAGCAAGGGAAGATCTGAACAAAGATTCCAGTTTTGAGGACTCCAATCCTCAAAATTATAATTATTCAAAAATGATATATCAGAAAGATCAGAAATACCATCAGCACGAACTGCTGCAATGAATACACGATCACGACTCTGAGGAGTACCCCCAAGATGAGGGGGAATCTTATGTGGAGAAACAATGACAGGATCAGAAGAAACCTTATAGCCCTGATCTCTTAAAGTAGATATAATAATATTCCACTCATGAGTATGTTTAGGGCCAGCGAGATTACGAACATTCTCAAGTAAAACAAAAGCTGGTTTTTTAACTTCAATAATCTTAAGGATATTCCAATACAAAGTTCCTCTTGTATCACTCATACCCCGTTGAAAACCGGACTTAGAGAAAGGCTGACAAGGAAACCCTGCAACAAGAACATCATGATCAGGAATATCAACCCTATCATCATTGGCAACTTCAGTAATATCACCAAGAGGATTGATACCCCAATTTAATTCATAAATTGCTGCTGCTTTTGGATCAATCTCAACAGCATAAACACACTCACCACCCATCTCGCTCAGTGCTGCATGAAAACCACCAATGCCAGCAAACAGATCAATAAACGTGAATTTTGATTGTTCAGTCAATTTTCTCACTCTAGTCATAAAATACTAAGGCCGGGGCGGATGCCCCGGCCAGAGTATACCACGATCAGTGGAAAACTACTACGAGCGAACTTTGAGTGCTTCGGGGTAGTAGAGGGAGAGTATCTCTAAGGCAAATTCAACCTTATCTTCAATACGCTGTCCTCTAGGTTGTCTTGTACTCCAAAGCTCTAGATTCTCAATTCTATTATCTGAGCGGTTTCCATTTATATGATGCACATCTTCATGAGCCTCAAGGGGGCGATTGATATGTTCTGCCATTATAAAACGATGTTCCATACAAGTTCCCCTATTAGCGCGCATTGCATCTCTAAATGGATGATCAATAGGAATAGTTATCTCAACATATCCATTTTGATTTACTCTACGTCCACCAACCCAATTTACATTATTTTCACCATAACGTAAATCAGTAAATTCTATATCTGCTTTTTCACAAATTTTGGCGATAGTATGCCCATTTAAACCAAATTTTGAAGCAATTTTATTATATGAAATATTATTTTTTCTCATTTCAATAACTTCGATAACCTGTTCATCTGAAAGCCCATGTCTTGCTTTTCGTTCAGGTAAAGTCTCAGTTCTCCCGCTTTTGCGAAGTGTGCGATAAATACTGGCAGGTGCTCTACCAATTTTTTTAGCAATATCTACGGGGTAGACACCATCATCATAAAGACTTATTATCAAATCAGTCTCTTCCGATGTTATTTTTTGCATCTTAATTCTCCTGTAAATTAACAAAGCCGGGGCATTTGCCCCGGCTTCATTATATCACACTTTGAGAATCAAAATGCTCATGAACGAACTTTTACGTTCCTTACGTGAACGTAAGCAGCGGCATTTTCAATCTGGTTGGCAACACGGATGAACTGAGTGTACTCAATCGTGTCCTTCTTCGGCTTGAACTCACGGTAAACCGTGATGTCACGCTGAATACCGATGATACGGTTCTGCGGGAACGTAAGTTCAACAATACCATGATTGCCAGAGGCAGCAGTATAAGTGCCAGTCTCAGTCTCAGGGTAAAGCGGAACCTCAAGCAGCGGAATACCGAACGGACGAATGCCGTTGATATAGTTGGGACCATTGCCGCCACCAGTAGCGCCACCCATGCCCTGATTGACGATAGCATCGCCCATAGCAGAACCGAAGGAACCACCCAAACCAGAGCCAGTCGTACCAATGCCACCACCGGGATTGTAAGTAGAGTTAGCGGTAGCGTCAAGAGAAAGACTCCAGATGTAATCCTGAACCAGCGAACTAGAAGTAGAGAAAGCAAGCTGCGAACGACGCTGAAGGTACTTATTCGGAAGAGCACGAAGAGCCTTGTCGAAGATAGAGCGGGTGAGGTTACCACCAGCAGCATCAACAACAACACCACTTGCACGGGCAAGAACCTTGAAACCATCAAGAGCCTTGTAAAGAGCATCGCTCGAAAGAGCAGTGCTACCATTGATGTAAAGATCCTCAAGATCATTAGCAGTCTGACGAGCCATCAGAGAGGCGATATGATCCTCAAGAGAATCACCCTCAATGTTGTCCTCAAGGCCTTCAACCGTGATTTCCCAATCAAGACGAAGCTTGACAGTAGTCATTGCGACCTTGGTGAAAGTCGGGTTAGCATTAGAGCCGTCATCCGTACCTTCAGTAGCCTTACGCATAATCTTGTTACCAATGTCAACCTTATCGATCTCAACACTCGGAGCGCTCATGCGAACGATACGAGCAGTCTTCATAAGAACTGACTGATCAAACAGATAATCGATAAAACGATTAGCCTGACGAGGCTTAAGAATACCGCCACCCGCTGCACCGATGTTACCAGCACCTGCGGAAGTAGAAGTGTTAATTACTGCTTTTTCTAATAATTCTCTAGTGTTACTCATAATTCACCTCTCTTATTCATGAATCGTAACCCAAGACCTTGCAGATCTCGGTAGGGACAAAAACTCCGCCCCAAAAACTTTCGGTCTGGAAGCTCTTAGCGAACTCCTCATCTTCTTTGCTGACCTGATAGTCAAAATCTGTTGACTTACGCTCAGCGCCTGAGTTTGCAACTTTCTCAAGTCCACCTGAAAGAACATTGGCAGTATCCTGAACATCGGAAACGGATTTTTCGATGGCATCGATCTTCCCGTCAACCTCTGCTGAGATATCAGCCTTGACCTTCTCAAGCTTCTCATCAAGAAGTGAACTCAGACCTTCAAGTACCTTCTCAAAATCCATTTCATTATCTCCTTCATTAATAGATTTACCCATCATTGTGGGATATCCTTGATTTACTGCCATATCGCTTCCACTACCAGCAGAAACTTCTTCTAGGGCATCTTCGCCCGACCCTGCGCCTTCATGAGCATTAGAATCTCCACCCTGCTCTACAGTAGATGGAGTAGCATTAATCATATTCTGATGATCAACATTTGAACTAGTGAACCCAGATGAAGTAACTGCAGGATCTCTAATAACATCACCAAAATCAGCGCCACCAACATTAACAACAACATGAGGGGCCTGCGTCATGTTTCCATCAGAAACAATGCGGAGGTGATGATTGATATTATTAACATCAACAACTTGCGACTTGCCAAAAAGAAACTCTCCAAGTTTGGAGAGAATACTATTCTTTTCTTTTTCAGTAAGATTATCTTCAGACATATATGAAACATTATCATAATTTCCGTTTGTTTGCAAATCACCTGCATTTTTTACAAACTCTACATTATTATTTTTAGAAACCATCATTCCCTCCATTGATTCGGGCATCTCGTAAATATCATCAGATACCTTCAACTGCCACGCCCACTTTTGATGCTGATCAATTCTTTCAGCAACAAAATTACAAACACCCTGCTGATTGGCAGCATTGGCGATTACAAAAACATTATTTAAACTATCAATAACTGCATCATTATCTTCAGCAAGATCGGCAGCAAGCATTTCTGGATCAGCAACCATAAGAGGATCATCATCAATTGTAGCAAAAGATAAAAACTCACTAAGACCTCTAGGAGCAGTTCCACCCATCTTTAAAATATTTTCTGCAAGAGGATCGATGCTCTCATATACATCAGTATAAATAGCCTCAAATAAAGCGTGATACTGAGCAAAATCACTACCACGAACATTCCAATGATAGCCATGAGCATGAGTATACATAACTGCAACATCTCCAACAGCTTTTTGAAGTGCAGCAATCACTTGAGATCCACTATAACTAGGCATAGGCATCATCTTAGAAATATCACCAGATTCATAACCCTTCAAAACAGCCGGAAGAGCACGATCTGGCCCATTAACACGATGCCAAGCAGCACGAATTTTTTCCTTAACACCAGCAAGATCAGCAGCAGGAATCTGAACCTTATTGCCACGGAAACCAGCAGAAGTAAGAGCAGTTGCTGCTCTTGAAACCTGAGCAACAGTTTCCTTAGCAGAAGGCGACTCCCAAAGACGAAGTTTCCAAGTTGAAGGCATATTGGCATCAGGAACATAAGCAAAAGCAGCAGCGGGATACTGATCGCCACCCTCAGTTTTCATCTGAGCGTCCTTTCGCATCTTCTTTTTTCTCTGCGGAGGAAGACCCTGAACAGGCTGAAGAATACCGCCACTAGCCATAGACGCAGTATCTACCATTTTACACATGGGACAGTTATCGCCCTCCATAAGTGTGCCAGTAGAGTCACAAGAAGAACAATCGCTATTATCATCAAGACAACCCATGCCATCACAATATGGACAAGTCATATCTTTCTGAAGATAACCATTATCTTCACACATTTTACACATATCTTGTGATTTATTCATATCCATATCTTTCTTATTTAAATCATTTATTTTAGAAACAGTAGACATCTTATGTCCTACATAAGTATTAGTTTCAGACCAACCTTGTTCATTTTTATGCCAAATTTGAATAAGAAGGGCGGGATCTTCTTCAGTTCCAGTAATATTAAAACTAGAATCAGGAATATTGATACTTCCATTTGTTTCAATTTTGGTCACTTTGCCTCTAGCGTCTCCACCAGAAGAACTCCAAGAAACAAAATCACCATTTTGAATCGTTGATTTATTTATTAAAATATTCTTATTCATATTATTAATACGATTTACAATAGCATCAGCCCAAGATTTACCGGGATCGCCTCCCCATAAAGCCCAAGCGATTCTTCCTGCTGATGGATAGCCATCCTCGCCCGGAGAGAAACCTTTACCTTTTTTATCAACTTCATGACGAGCAAAAAAACTATGCATTCTACGAACAGTTGAGATACTCAAAGTATCTTTATTCATAATATCTCTTGCTCTAGCAACGCCTACAGCAAGTCCACCACGATTAAACTCTTTACGCCAATCAAGCCCGCGCTTTGCCTCAGCAGCCATAGCATCAGTTGGAACAGTATTGATATCAGAAATAGCTTTTTCAAAAGAATCATGAATAGTTTGAATAAATTTATTTATCAAAATTTCATCATAATCTTCAGATTTACCAATAATCATCATTTCCTCAGAACAAGATGGGCAAGAACTATCTCCACCTACTGAGGTATAGCCATCGTCTTCACAATAAAAAACATCTTGCATTGAACCAGCAACATACTCAAGCTTACCATTAACACTTTTGATCATTGCAAACATACCAGCAGGATTACAAGGATTATCTACAACACTAAGTTCACCAAGCATATAATCTTGAATCTCACGAACTTTTCTTCCATGACGTTCCATAAAAACATTTTCAGTTTTACCAATATTTCCGCCAATGGAAAAACCTTTCAAAGTTCCATCAAGAATTTTTTGCCAAGTATTTTCGGCACCTTTGGAAATATAAACAGAAACTTCAATACCTTGATACATCTGACCATTATAAGAGACAGGAACAGTTTTCCAATCAACAAGTTTTCCTACAGCAATAGGAGAATGCATTTCTCTAATATTGCCAATCCAATTAGAAAAAGCCTTGACAGAAGCATCAAAATTAACAACATCATCAACTAAATCCGGATTGTCAGCAGTAGCAATACCAGTAACAATTCTCTGTTCCTTATTAATCTTTTGAAACGGGAAAGTGAAATTAAGTCCAGATTGCATAAACAATCCTCCGATCCTATTAATTGTAGATAAGATTTACTAAAAAGTCAAATTACTAACTTTATAATCTCCATCTAATCCAAACCATTCCAGAAAAACCATTCTGGCCTGCTCGCGTTATATTTGTTGTTGCCCCTACACCTGCACCGCCACCACCGGAGCCAATAGTAGATGCAACTACTGCAGCTGTACTACTTGATCCAATACCGCCATTGCCGCCACTACTTGATGACCCGCCTGCTCCACGCGTAATATTTCCACCACCGCCACCGCCAGCAGAAAACGCTTTCCCGCTTGTAGGCCATCCACTAGGAGGAGAGGAAGGAGAATCCCATCCTGATGGAATACTAAACCCGGTACCACCAGCACCGCCTGTTTGCGATGCTCCAGCACTACCAGAAGTAGTTGCGCCACCGCCTCCGCCGCCAGCACGATTTAAAAGGGTTGTGCTACCAAATGCAGCACCACCAGCATTCCCCTGACCGCTTGGAGTCGCAGACCCTCCAGCATAACTTGTATTATTATTAGTTCCGCCACCACCACCTGAAGCACCGGACCCAGATAGCAGTAAGTTGGTTGTACCGCCCTGCCCACCCCCATAGGCTCGCAATCCCAAATAAGTACCAAGCACAGAAAAGTCATACAAATTTGTTTCACCACCAGCAGTAGCTGCAGTAGTCGCATTTGCTGCCCCAGCACCTGCCGATCCTATGTTAATTTGAAGTGATCTATCTATTAATACTTTCGATGGGCCTAGATAGCCTCCTGCACCGCCACCGCCACCGGAAACATTTCCTAGGTTAGAAGCGCCACCACCACCGCCACCACCAATCAAAATAATCTGGACTTCTCCACCAATAGTTGGAATAATATTAGCAGTATAGCCACTAATTCCAGTCACTAAAGCATATTGCCACCCATTTGCCTGATAACTAGTAACAGTTGCAGGCCCACCAAAAAATCCAGAAGTATCAGGGGAAACAGCAAATAAAGGATGAACATATGTTGACGCTGAAGAAACTATACCAAACGTAGAAGGCATTACGAAGCCGCCACATCGCCAGTTAGAAGATAAAGATTAGGGCTAACAGAAGTATCAAGACACATAATTGATGCAGAAGAATTTGCTGTACGCAACTGAGCAGTTGGCGTAAAAAGCAAAGTATGATCGCCACCTAAAAAAGTAATCTTTCCCGCTCCAGTTTGGACAACATCAACACGTTGTCCCTGAGTAAGCGATATACCACTGGCACCAGATTTCAACGTCACATTAATATTAGAACCGCCAGTAAATCTAACCATCTTTCCGGCATCTGTGCTAACTAAAGTAGTTGCCGAAGTTGAACTATCACTGCGTACTATCTGTGCAGTTGACCAATCGCCATTAGCGCCATTAGTTCCTGCATCGCCTGTTGGACCTTGAGCACCAACAGCAGTCTCAACCCAAGCAGAGCCATTCCAAAGCTTAAGAACAGTCATATTTTGCTCCTATACAAGTTAGGATCAATAGTAGAGGCAGCAATTTCTGGGTCAATAGGCCATCTATTATCTAATAATAAATTAAAAGTATTTAATGTATTATTAACTA